GAGGAGGTTATTGAGATGTTTGGTGTAACAAACTATCTACCAACCACAAGCACATTATTAAATACTGTCAACCTAGGGAATACGTTCTATCTACCTGCACAGATTTATACAGGTGATGACTACTACCTAATCAATAAGGTGTTGGCGTATGAGACAACTAAAGCTACAGGTGCAACCACATCTATTCTTGCAAATAGCCTAGAGGATAGTACAGCCACATTTATTAGTGATGGTGTAAAGGTGGGGGATGTGGTATTTAATCTACGCACACCGTCTGCATTAGAGAACGCTACGGTTACTCAGGTATTGAGTGATACCGTATTGGTTATATCATCAGATATATTTACAGCTAACGCATCAGCGTATGTGGTCTTTGGACCAAAGCAGAATGAGCTAGACAAGGTTACTCAGAATAAGATTACAATGCTTAACAACTCAATGCTTACTGCACCGAGTAGATTGTTTCCTGCATACACACAGGAGGGTGGTATACTTACAGCGTATCCATCGGCATTGTTCTCAGGTATACAGTGTCAGTACATCAGATACCCTAAGGACCCGAAGTGGACCTATGTAGCCTTGACAAACGGTGAGCCTGTATTTGACTCCGGGCAGGCAGACTACCAAGACTTTGAACTGAGCTTAGATGACCAAGTTGAATTGGTAAATAAGATTCTACAGTACGCAGGTATGTCTATCAGAGAGACTCAAGCGGTACAGTTTGGTAAGGCAGAGGAGCAATATAACGACCAACAAGAGAAATAATGGCATACATATCACAATACGAATACTACGAGAATAATGGGAACGCACCTGAGAATGCTAATTGGGGTTCCTATCAGTACGTTAGCCTATACGATATAGTAAACAACTATATGCTTATGTATACGGGTAACCACTCAATGATTAACAACGAGGAGAGATACAAGGTCTTGTTCCACGCTAAGCGTGGTATACAGGAGCTGAACTATGATGCGTTCAAGGAGATAAAGGTTTTAGAGTTGGACGTGTGTGACAACCTAAGGTTTGTTCTACCTCCTGACTTTGTGAATTGGGTTCGTATATCACTATATAAGGATGGTGTGTTAAGACCAATGACTGAGAACATTCAGGTTAATAGTGCAGACGCATATCTACAGGACAACAACTGTAAGATTCTTTTTGACCAAGACGGGAATATATTAAAGCCTGAGTATTCAGGATTGGATGTAGATAGGATTATAGGAACAAAGAAGAGTATATATCTAAATGAGGCTAGTCAGTTCAATGGTATGTCAGGATACAACTACGATGGCTATTGGTACTTTGACTACGGCATAGGAGCGTTCTACGGGCTTAACACAGAGACTGCTAACGCTAACCCTACCTTCAGGATAGATAAGCGTGCAGGCGTAATAAACTTTGACTCATCAATGTCTGACGAGAAGTGCATACTTGAGTATGTGTCTGACGGTATGGAGAATGGTGACGATAGCTTGGTTCAGGTGAACAAGCTTTTTGAGGATTATGTATATGCGTACATAACATATGCACTACAGAACTCTAAGTATGGTGTTCAGGAGTATATGATTAATAGAGCGAGAAAGAATAAGACAGCACTATTGCGTAACGCAAAGATTAGAATGAGTAATATTCATCCCGGTAGGTTACTACAGAACCTAAGAGGCCGGGACAAATGGATGAAGTAAATGGCGAATTTAAAGAGAAACTTTATATCAGGCAAGATGAACAAGTCTGTGGACGAAAGACTTGTGCCTAACGGTGAGTATATTGATGCATTGAATGTAAGGCTTGGCTCTACTGAGGCATCAGAGATAGGCTCCGTTGAGAACTCAAAGGGTAACACTAAGGTTACATCATTGGAGTACAACGGTACAGCGTTAAGTAACAATGCAAAGTGTATAGGTACTCTTGACGATAGTGCGAACGAGACATTGTATTGGCTTGTTCACGACCCATCATTCAGTGTTGGAGCTACAGGTAAGCTTGACCTTATAGTGTCAATAGACCTAAAGGTAGACGCATTGATATACCACGTTATTAGTATTGACGATGGTGGCAATACAGATACGACACTAAACTTTAATCCAACATATCTAGTTACAGGGATTGACTTGGTGGAGGACCAACTGTTCTTTACCGATGACTACAATCCACCTAGGGTTATCAACGTTAAAAGAAACTATGAGAATCCTGATACGAACATAGACCAATTTACTACTGAGGAACTTCTTGTAATTAAGAAGCCACCTGTAGAGGCACCGACATTTACATTGAACCTTACTCCGGGGGATGAGGACTTTCTAGATGAGCGATTCATATGCTTTGGATACAGGTATAAGTATGCAGACAGCCAATACTCAGCGACCTCACAGTTCTCTGAGCCTGCATTTGCACCAAAGCCTTTTCGGTTTTCTTCAGAGTCATTCCTTAATGAGGGGATGGTGAACTCAAAGAATCAGGCTGTCATAACCTACAACTCAGGAGGCCCACTTGTGGTGGGTATTGACCTACTGTTTAAGGAGTCAGGGGGTAGTATTATCAAGGTGATACAGAAGCTTGACAAGCAGCAGGAGGGCCTTGCGGATAACACCGACTACACGTTTGCCTTTAATAGCAACAAGATATTTACAGTCCTACCTGAGTCACAGCTCCTTAGGCTGTTTGACAACGTGCCACGCTTTGCTCAGGCACAGACAGTTATGGGTAATAGGTTGGTGTATGGTAACTATGTTGATGGATATGACCTAAAGGATAGGAACGGAAGCCTAACAAGGCTAGAGTATACCGCTGATTTATTATCGAGTGAGATTAGTATTGACTCTTTATCTACGGCATTGTCGTCTTTTACATTTACAATTGATGGAAGTGTAGCGGTGCCTGATAGTAAGTTAACGATTGATTTTGCAGGTGCAGAATTAACAGTGGGAAGTGAGATATCTATTGAATTTTCTTTAACACATCACTCATTTTCCAATACAGCCTCCCCTACAGATGTTCCTGTTGAAAACTCAGGAACTTCTATTGTTACTTTTTCCTACATATTACCATCTACATTTGCTACCATACACGACTTGGCAACAAGCACTGATTTTATAAATAGAGTAGGTACGGCAGTAAATATAAAGCCTGTATTCGATGCTGTAAACCCTACCTCGTGTAGCGGAACTACATTCACTGATAACTACAACTGTACAATTACACCTGTTCTTGACTCAAGCACCACGCCAACGTGGACAAAGTTTGCCTCAGGTCAGAGTGCTGATGGTCAGCCTATACTGATAGGTTCTTCATTGGGTAGTGACAATCTTGAGCTTACTATGCTTGCAATGCGTAGGGTAAATAATACCACAACCCCTACGCTAAATGCGTATGAGTATTTTTCAATGTCTCTTGTGTCTGCCACAATAGCATCATCACCATCATCGTTAAGCCTTCATAGTAATAGAAACTATGAGGTGGGAATAATATATATGGATGAGTTTAATAGGTCAACCACAGCATTAGTTAGTGAGTTTAATTCGGTTAACATTCCTTGCGGTAATGCTTATCTTCAGAACAAGATTAAAGTAACTATACCAACACAGCAGTTGGCACCATCGTTTGCTACAAGATACAAGCTCTGTTTAAAGCCTGACAGGTCAGGGTATGAGACTATATACTCAAACATATATTTCTTTGACCAACTGACATCAAACACTTTCTTTCTTTTAGAGGGTGAGAATGCTCAGAAGATTGAGGAAGGTTCTAGGTTAATTGTAAAGCGTGATTCAAATGGCTATATGTCAAATTGTAGATATGCTACTGTACTTGAAAAGAAAGCACAGCAGAAAGATTTTATTACTGTTGCAGGTATAACCGTACCTGCAGGAACATATATGAAGATACTTGCAAATGATTTTGCGGCAGAGATAGGCACTGATGATATTATTAGTCCGGGGTTTCAAACGACTACTGAAAATAACTTTGGAGATGTTCCTATACAAGCTTATACGGGGCTAACCGCAACAATTCCTGCAGGCAGTAGGATAACTGTTAGTATTGAGTTGGAGAGAATAGGTGCTTCTGCATCTGTTGTGGGAACTGTACCTTCTGCAAAAGCAACAATAGATGGTGAGTTTGTATCGCCTAATGATTACGATGATATTTTATATTGGTTTAATGATAATCAAATAGAAGAAGCATTTAATAATTTATTTGTGTTTGAAGGCGATGATTCCTCTCCTCCCACACAGTTGCCTAGGGTTGCTGACAACTCAGGAGGTGCACCTAACTATGGATTATCAGCATTCTCATATACTTGGAATAGAGACGGAAGTGGCACTATTATATTTGCAACCGCAGGATTTATTTCTTATGGAAACTCAAAAAAAAGAAGGTCAACTATAAAGGTTAGGTGGGAAATAATTAGAGCAGAAAATACTATAGTGTTTGAGACCGAGCCTAGTGATTCATTACCTGATGTATGGTTTGAGGGTGCTGACTCATATGCCATTGACCAAGTGACAGGATTCCATACAGGGAATGTGCAGACACAGACAGGCGCATTGCCTGCGATTGTTGACACTGACTTTGGGAACTGCTACTCATATGGTAATGGCGTAGAGAGCTACCGCATCCGTGACTCAATAAAGGGCAAGGCATTTAGCCTAGGTGAGAGAGCGTTCTCTACATCTGCTGAGGACTATCAGGAGGCTGATAGGTTTGCAGCGCTTACATACAGTGGTGTGTTTAATACTGAGACAAATGTCAATAACCTAAATGAGTTTAATCTTGGGCTACTAAACTTCAAGAACCTTGAGGAGGTGTTCGGTCCAATACAGATTCTATCAGGAAGGGAGACAGACATACTCACACTACAGGAGGATAAGATATCATATGTACTTGCAGGCAAGAACCTTCTATCTGACGCTGCAGCAGGAAGTGCAATCACATCAGTACCTGAGGTACTAGGAACACAGATAGCAAGGGTTGAGGAGTATGGCATCAGTCAGAATCCTGAGAGCTTTGTGCAGTATGGATTCAATAAGTTCTTTACAGACGCTAAGCGCGGGGTATTACTACAGCTACGAGGCTCAGGACAAGGAGAGCAGCTTACCGTAATCTCAGAGATTGGTATGCGTTCTTGGTTTAGAGACCTATTTATCGGTAGTGCTAACACACAGAAGCTTGGAGCCTTTGACCCATATATGAATGAGTATGTGCTTAGCTCTAACACTACACCACTTCCTGCAGAGGAGGTCGTATATAACTGTGGTGTTACAAGGACTGTTACAGTTACAGAACAGGAGGCATTGACATTTGCTGTTGACTTCGGACAGAACGTTGGAGTATGTGAGATTACATATAACGTAACGTCACTAACTGCAGGAGCGTCTGTTAGTATAGCTGAGTCATATACAGGCTCATCAGTTACAGCAACCGCAGAGGGTGTTGGCTCTCCATTATTATTTACAAAGAGCACACCTCTACCAACTGAGGGTAATGTAACGATAACAGCGATACCTGCGACACCGGGAGGAAAGGCAACCGCAACGGTTGAGCTTACTGTTGGTTGTCCATCAGGAGATGAGTTAACAATAATTAACGTATGTATCACTGACCCTGCAGACGCAGGCAAGTTTATTCACAATCAATATAGATGGGTAAATGGA